GGCAACGCCTCAAACGTCCCGACCGTGACAGCCCTGACGGGTGACGTGACAGTCAGCAATGCCGGGGTGACGGCGATTGGTACGGGCGTCATCGTGGACGGCGACGTGAATGCCAGCGCCGCGATTGCCTTAAGTAAACTCGCCACGCAAGGCGCGCGCACTTTTGTCGCCAACAGCACATCATCCACTGCCGTTCCGACGGCTGTCTCCGTCGCCACGGCGCAGGGCATGGTCGGCCAGTTCGATACGGTGTCGGCGGTCAACAGCGCAACGATTGACGCAGGTATCAATCACATCCGCACGGCGGGCTATTACGCGACCGGCGACGGTGGCGGGGCGCTGTACAAGCGGGTGGCGTCAGGAGCTGCTGGTGCGGGTACGCCACGCATCACCTCGAACAGTGCGGCGACCATCTGGGAACTCGACCTTGATACGGTCAATGTCCTGCAATTCGGTGCCTACAACAACGACACGAATGCGGCCACGACATTGAGCGCGTTTCAGGGCGCGGCGGCATTTTCGAAGTCCGTGTATATTCCGCCCGGAACCTATCTGATTAGCGGGACGGTCACGGTCACGCTCAACGGCCAGAGGTGGTACGGGGACGGGTTTGACGCCTGCATCGTGAAGAGCAACAGCACGACGCTGCCCATGTTCACGATTACCGAATTTTTGAACAACACGGTCATCGAGTCGTTCAGGCTCACGCGCAGTGTTACGGCCACCAGTGGCGCAAACGGCATCGACCTGCAAAACAAGGTTGTCGGACAAACGCGGTTTCAGAACCTTTTGGCCGAGAAGCAATGGGACGGGTTCAGCATCGGGCCGACAGATTGGTCGGAAATTCTGGACTGCATAGCGCAGCAGAACCTGAACAACGGGTTTTACATCCGCAACAAAAACACGGCGGCGGCAACCAGCGGGCCGTGCCAGTGGAACCTGACCAACTGCCTCTCCCAAATGAACACTGCGCGCGGGTTCTTCTTTCAGACGCAGACCGGCCCGTCGCAAATGATTGTCGGCCCCTTGAAGATGTGCGCCACGTTTGGCAACAGCGGTGTTGGTGTCGGATTCGTTGGCAGCGCAACAGTGCCCATCAACGACGCCCGCATATTTGGAGGGTTCTACGGCTCGGACGGAAATTCCGAACTGTACCTTGACACCTACGGCGACCAGATTCTCATTCAGAACTGCTTCCTTGAGCGGTCGGGCCTTGACCCGACAGGCCCGACACTGGCAACGCCTGCATCAAACCTGGGTTCTGGCCTTGAACTGACGGTCAATAACACGGGCGCAATCATCAACAACGTCCATAGTTATGACAACAGCCAGGACGGCATTGCGTCATCGGCCACCAAGATAACGGTGACCGGCAGTCGCTGCGACAACAATGGCCGGGCGTCCGGCGCAGGGCGGCGCAATGGTGTCTACGTTGTCGCCGGGCGGGCCACAATTACCGGCACCATTTGCGGAAATACCAGCGGCTCGCCGCAATCGTTCGGCATTCGCTGCGCCGACGGGAATAACGTCACTGCAATCGGTTGCGACCTGAACGGCAACGGCACGTCGAGCTTTGACATCACGTCCAACGCCAACAGTCTGACGGTGGTGGGCTGCCTGCCCAATACGCTGAACACGGAAATTCCCATCCTTCAGGTCAATGCCGGGAGTGCAACAGCGCCCAGCATCACGACGGACAGCGACCTGAACACGGGGATTTATTTCCCGACGGCTGACACCGTTGCAATTACAACCGCCGGTGCAAAAAGATTCAGGGTTGCGTCAGGCGGAAATGTCGGCATTGGAGCCTTGAACGACACTCCTGGCGCGACAGGTTTTAATGATTTTCTTGCCTTCAACACAAATGGCTCTGGATTTGGGGCCATTGGCGACCTGACGAAAATTGTTGGCATCGCAACCGATAGCGTCGAGCGCATGAGAATTGACGTGACCGGCAATGTTGTCATCAACACAGCCGCTCTGGCAACGACGGCGACCGATGGGTTTCTGTATGTGCCGACATGTGCCGGAACGCCAACGGGAACGCCGACGACGTACACAGGTCGCGCTCCCATCGTGGTCAACACGACGAACAACAAGCTCTATTTTTACAGCGGAGGGGCGTGGCGTGACGCAGGGCCGTAAAGTCATGATTGCAAGCGACGACTGGTCAACCTTCAACACCATCGCCACGGTCGAAAACTGGAACCCCGTCCCCGGCTCAAGCCAGGTGTGGCTGAAGGCAGACGACGGCACCCGCATCGTCGTGGCACGGCATGACGTGGAGCCGGTTGCGCAATAAAGTGTAAAACGCTCGGCGAGGGCGCGAAAGAATATTTCAGGACATGACGAACAAACACGGTTTTCAGCCGGGAAACACTCTGGGCGGCAGAAGCAAGAAAGACTTGGAACTCGAAGCCCACGCACGGCTTCACGCCAAGCACGCCATCGACGTTGCCGCACAAATCCTGCTGAACACCGAAGCCAGCAACTCCGACAGGCTCAAGGCCGCACAACTCATTCTCGACCGGGGCCACGGCAAGCCCAAGGAACAAGTGACCGTCACGCATGAACGTCCAGTTACCGAATGGACCGAAGAACAACTCGACGCAGCTATTGCTGGCCTTGCAGGAGAAGCGCGCAAGGGTGAAGGCGCGGCAAAGTCTCATTGAGTTCACGGAATACAGTTACGACCGCTACAAGACCGCAAACCACCACCGGGTCATTGCCGGTCACCTGGAACGGGTCGAGCGGCGCGAAATAGACCGGCTCATGCTCTTGGTGCCCCCGCGCCATGGCAAATCGGAAATCGCCTCACGGCGCTATCCGGCTTGGGTGTTGGGCCGCAACCCGACCCGCCAGATTATCAGTGCCAGTGCATCAGAAAGTTTCGCCCATGACTTCGGACGTGAAGTGCGGAACATCATTCGGGACGAACCCTACAGAAGACTGTTCCCTCACGTCGAACTTGCCGACGACAGCCAGGCATCAGGCCGCTGGCACACAAGGCACGGTGGAATTTTCTATGCGGTTGGTGTTGGCTCGCAGATTCTCGGCAAGGGCGCGGACGAGTTCATTATCGACGACCCCTTTGGCTCCATGGCCGACGCCCAAAGCCCAGTCGAACGGCGAAGGGTGAAGGACTGGTATCAGGGCAGCGTCTACAACCGTCTTATGCCGGGTGGGGCCGTTATCCTCATCAACCACCGCATGCATGAAGACGACTTGTCTGGCTATTTGCTGGAACAGCAGGCCAACGGCGGCGACAAGTGGGAAGTGGTGGAACTGCCTGCGATTGACGACGAGGGCCAAGCCCTGTGGCCCGAAGCCTATCCGATAGACGCCCTGCAGCGCATAAAGCGCAACACGCTGCCGCGCTTCTGGTCGGCGCTTTACCAGCAAGACCCGCAGCCGGACGAGGGCACGTTCTTCAAGGCCGATTGGTTCAAGCGCTACGACGACCTACCCAAGGTCAACGTCTATGGCACCAGCGACTTGGCCGTGACCGACGAAGGGGGCGACTACACGGAGCATGCGGTCTGGGGCATTGGCCCTGACAGCACCATCTATGCGCTGGACTGGTGGCGCGGGCAGACGAATGCCAGCGTCTGGATAGACAAGCAGTTGGACCTGGTAGCGAAGCACAAGCCGCTGATTTGGTTCTCCGAAGCGGGCGTCATCAAGCGGGCCATCGAGGGCGTCCTCGACCGCCGCATGACAGAACGCAAGACATGGGTTGCAATGGAGTGGGTCAGTTCCATTCACGACAAGCCCACGCGGGCGCGGGCGTTTCAAGCTCTAGCTGCAAACGGGAAAGTAGCGTTTCCGAAAGCCCCGTGGGCGAATGACATCATTGACCAGTTGGTGCGGTTTCCGGCTGGCAAGCATGACGACGCAGTGGACGCCTGCAGCCTCATCGGGCGCGCGGTCGCTGACACGTCGAGTGCCGTTTACAGGCTGGCGGCCCCTCCCAAGGGTGAAGACCGCTACGCCCGCACGCGGTCCTTGGCGGCACAGCAGAACTGGAAGACAGCATAATGGCTTATGACCAGAAAGAAGCGGACGCCTATCTTGCCGACCTCAAGCGCAAAGCGACGGTCGCCATGGATATGCTGGACCGCGCGCGCCGGGACGCTCAGGTCTGGCAGAACTACTATGACGGTATCCAGTGGACCGACGCCGAACGCCGCACGCTCGAGGCGCGTGGCCAGCCCGCCCTTGCGTTCAATCATGTGAAGCCTGCCGTCAACGCCATCATCGGCATTGTGGAGCGCGGAAGAACCGACCCGAAGGGCTGGGGCCGCACGCCGAAGGACCAAGATAGCGCCGAAGTCGCCACGGACGGGCTGCGCTATGTGGCGGACGTGACGCGGTTCCAATCAAAGCGCCGCGATTGCCTGAAGGACTTTCTGGTCTGGGGCATTTGTGCGGGCGTGACGGAAATGGGCGAGGGGGCTGAGATTGGCCTGCGCCGCATCCGGCCCGAAGAGTTCTTCTATGACCCATATTCCCGCGACACGGACTTTGGTGACGCAAGGTACATGGGCATCGCCAAGTGGATGGACGAGCAGGACATCATCGACCTCTACCCTGACCAAGCCGAAACCATCCGCACATCGTTCAATTACGACCAGAGCGCTTCCGACACCTACCGCGACCGACCGAAGGACGGCTGGGCGTGGGTGGACAGCCGAGCGCGCCGCATCATGTGCTTTGAGATGTACAAGCGCAAAGGCGGCGACTGGGAGAAGTGTGTGTTCGTCTCAGGCGGCATTCTGGAAAGCGGCCCCAGCCCCTTCCTCGACAGCAAGACCGGACGCCCGCGGTGTGCCATCCTTGCGCAGTCGGCTTACGTGGACATCGACAACTGCCGCTATGGCATTGTCAGGGACATGCTTGGGCCGCAGGACGCCATCAACAAGGCGCGTTCGAAGGCCGTGCATATCCTGAACGTGGCCAAGCTCAGGGTTGACCCCGGCGTCATCGACATTGATACGGTCAGGCAGCAGTGGGCGAAGCCGGACGGGATTATCGAAGCACGCGAGGGGCAGATTGAGGAGCTGGGCGACCGGAACCTGGCTCCCGGTCATCTAGAACTCTTGCGGGACGCCAAGGAAGAAATGCGCCGTCAAAGCCCGACACCTGGCATTGTCGGTCGGCAGGGGGCCAGCCAATCGGGCCGCGCTATCTTGGCCGAACAGCAGGCTGGCCTCACCGAACAGGCCCCGCTTCTGGCGCAGTTCGACGACTGGACGCTCAGGTGCTATCGGGCCTTCTGGGACGCCATCAAGCAGTTTTGGAACGAGCCGAAGTGGATACGGGTGACCGACGACGAGAATGCCCCGCGCTTCGTGGGCTTGAACGTGCCCCAGCCTGCCATGGACCCCATGACGGGCATGCCCCAGATTGACCCCATGACGGGCCAGCCTGCCATGCAGATGCAGAACGCGCCCGCCGACATGGACGTGGACATTGTCATCGACTCGACCCCGGACACGGCAGTCATTCAGGAAGAGCAGTTCCAGCGTTTGGCTGAACTGGTGCAAGCGGGCATGCCCATACCGCCTGATGTGCTTATTGAAGCCTCGAGCCTGCCAAAGAAACGCTTGCTTCTGGACAAGCTGAAGCAGGCGCAGGAACAGCAGGCGCAAATGGCCCAGCAGCAGCCCAATCCCGCCATGGTGCAGATTGAGGCGGAGAAGGAAAAGCAGGCGCTCATCCTCATGGCCAAGCGGGAGCAAATGGCCATGGACGCCGAAGCCCAGCAGCAGCAAATGGTCCGCCAGCAGCAAGCCGAAGACATGAAGCATCAGCGTGACATGCAGTTGGCGCAGTTCAAGTTCGTGTCCGACCGGCAGGGCCACGTCAACACCATGCGCGAGGCCAGCATGAAGTCGAGCATTCGCGCCCGTGCCACGGCAGAGCCCATGGAAGGCGACGACATGGAAGGGCCCAGCATCAGCTACCTGACACCGGGCGAGGAAGCCATGGTGGCGGCACAGCAGCAGACGGCGCAGGCCATTATCGCGGTGCAGGCCCAGACGGCGGAAGTCATGGCGCAGAACGCACAGGTCATGGCCCAGGCGGCGGACGGTATCGGGCAGGCAGCGCAGGCGATTGCACAAGTGGCCGGTGTCATGGCCGCGCCGAAGCGTTTGGTCAAAGACCCGCGCACGGGTGAGAAGCGGGTGGAAATTGTGACGGGGTCAATCAACTAATGGCCATTCAGCTATCGACAGCGGTGCGCAACGCGCGCCTTGACGCGATTGAAACCACGGTGGGGACAAGTGCCATCATCCGCATTCGCACGGGGGCTGCCCCTGCCAACTGCGGAACCGCTGACAGCGGGACCATCCTGGCGGAACTGACACTGCCTAGTGACTGGATGGCCAATGCGTCGGGCGGCACGAAAGCCTTGGCCGGAAGCTGGCAAGACCTGTCGGCCAACAACACGGGCACGGCGGCGCATTTCCGGCTTTACGACAGCGCGGGAACGACTTGCCACTTGCAAGGCACGGTCACGGCGACGGGTGGTGGCGGGGACATGGAAGTCAGCAGCACGTCCTTCACGGCGGGGCAGTCTTTCACTATCAATACGTTCACGCTTACAGACGGGAACGCCTAATGGCTGATAACGTAGGATATACCCCCGGCAGTGGCGCGACCATTGCTGCCGACGACATTGGCGGTGTGCTTTACCAGCGCGTCAAGATAACTCACGGCGCGGACGGTATTGCGCACGAAACGTCCAACGGAAATCCGCTTCCGACCGAAGAGCGCGGCGAACTGTTGGAGGCCATCGAAGCCCTGCGCATGGCGGTGCAGTCCCTGACCCGCACGCAAGGCATGGCCATGCCGGATACGGCGGGCAGGCTGCGTGTGCTGGCTGAAAACCCGACAGCGGCCAACCTCAACGTGACCGCAACGATTGGTTCTGGAACCGTCACGACAGTTTCAACGGTGACCAACCAGTCCCAGGCGGGAACCTTCGCCATGCAGGACCACATTCCTGCCCTCATGCATTTGCAGGCAGACAGCCTGCGTAGAAACATAGCGGTGACGTAATGGCCACGACCAATGGCAATCGGAAAATTCTCGACCTGAAGCGGTGGGAGTTCTGCACCCCGGCCCCGCAGGCCACGGCAGCTGCGCACTTCATTGTGTCGTCGCGTCATTATCGGCAGCAGCAGATGCTGGTTACATCTGCCACAGGCGCGCAGATGTACAATCCGAATGAGGACGGGTGGGTGGCGCTTCCTTCACCCGCCCTTGGTGGTGCCTTCGCTGCCGGAGCATGTGGAACTGGAACTGCAATCGGTCCCTCTGGCACAGCAACCAGCGGCACCACATCGACCATCGTCACGAACCTGACGCTGGCGCGGGACTTGCGTGGTTACAGCATTCACATCACTGGTGGACCTAATGCCGGTGTGACGCTGGCCATTGTCAGCAACACAATCGGCACCAACGCAACAATCACTGTCGCAGCACAAGCCAGCGCGTTCAGCGCCTCCACCACTTACCGACTTCTTACCCCACGCTGGTATATCTTGAATGCTGTTGCCTCTGCGGGCACGACGACAGCCAACATATTCAGGTTTTACGATTTTGCCACGAACGTATGGACATCTGCCGAAACTGGAGCAACGGACGGCGTAGCCCCGGCGGCAGTCATCGGAACAGACAGTCGCCTCGTCGCAACGCCATCTTGGATTGACGACGGATACAAGGCATTTGCCACGGGCACTGCCACGGCAGGCGGCGCTTCCACGCTGACCAACAGCGCCAAGAACTGGGCCACCAACCAGTGGACAAACTCTCAGATTCGAATTGTCAGCGGGACGGGTGCCGGGCAGATACGCACGATTGCCAGCAACACAGCGACTGTCATCACAACGGGCACTGCATGGACGACGCAGCCGAGCACCGACTCGGCCTACAGCATCGAGGGCAATGACGACTTCATCTACTACATGGGGTCTAACGCCGTCACTCTGTACCGCTATAGCATCAGTGGTGGCACTTGGACCACGCTGACGCCAGGCGTTGCTCGCGGTGGCGCACCGGGTGTTGGCATGTCAGGTCAGTGGGTTCACAGTGTGTCGGCGAGCGATTGGAACACCGAAAACGCCATCCTGAACGGTCGCTACATCTACTCGTTCAGAGGGGCGGCTGGCGCTTTGCTTGACCGCTACGATATTGCAGCGAATAGCTGGAGTGCCATCACATACAGCCCTGCCGTCGAAACTTTCACGACTGGAACCAAGTACGTCTACAACAATGACTGTCTCTACATTCATAAGGACGCGACGGGCCGCTGGTTCAGGTACGATTTTGCGCAGTCATCGATGGACGGTTGGAACACCATGCTGTACCCGAACGGCGCTGCGGTTCTGGGCGACACGGCATTCGACGTGACCTACAAGGACGGGGCCACGGAAATCGACTATATCTACATGGTGCTGAACACGTCCAACGTCATGCTTCGGCAGATGGTGATTTGACATGAGCGTGCAACAGTTGATTGACCTCTGCCGGTCCCGGCTTGCGCACCTCACGCAGCTTCGCACCTCGGCTGTGTCGCTCGGCGACGTGGAGCAAATCGCGGACATCGACAACCGGATTGACGAGACGCAGGCCACGCTCAACCAGCTTCTGACGCTCGTCTGAAGGCTAGGCTTCCATGACGCTTCTCACGCTGCTTGGACCGCAGGCAGCGGGAAGCGATATCAACGGCTCGCTGTCGAAGACCTTGGGGGCGGTGACGCTTTCGGGTTCCGGCACGCTGGCCAATGGCCTGACGGGCACGCTGACGGCCACGCTGGGCACGGCCACGCTGTCCGCCTCGGGCACCTTGGCGGCGGGCCTGACCGGCACGCTATCGAAGACCTTGGGCACGCTGACCCTTGTGTCGGACGGCACGGTATCGGGCGGCGGGCTATCGGGAAGCCTGTCGGCCACGCTTGGGCTGTTGACGCTATCGGCCACGGGCACGCTGTCGGGCACGCCGGTTGACGAAGGCGGCTCCAAGGGTGGCTTTGACCCTTACGCCTACAAGCGCCGGAACAAGCGGCGGGACAAGATTGAAGACGTTCGCCAGTTCATGGCGGACATTCTGGGGCGCGACCTTGAAGACGCCCCGCCTGAGATTATCGAACAGGCTGAAGAAGCCAAGCAGGCCGCACGCGAAGTGCTTGCCCTTGCGCCGACCGGCCTTGATACCGACGCCCGCGCGTCTCTTGTGCAGGCATTGGACGAAATCAACGAATTTTATCGGCTCGTCCGTGAACGTGTGCGCCTGGCGCGCGAAGCGGACGAAGACGAAGACGAAGACATGTTGCTGTTGCACTGACAGCAGACACGGGCCGCCGCCGTAGGAACGGGCGTTTTGAAGTGCCGCCGACTTTGACGGGCGTACACCCAAGGGAAAACATGACAGACGACAAGCTCTCGTTCTTACGGGACGAGCAAGGACGTTTCGCGCCGAAAGAAGACACGCAGCCCGCGCCGGAAGCCAATTCCGCGCCGCCTGCCAACCCTGAGCCGCCGCCCCCAGCGCCCGCTCTGGAAAGCCAGACCATAGCCCCGGTTCAGCCGGTTGGTGCGCCCGTACAGCCACCGCCCGGATACATACCCATGGCCGCTGTTCTGGACGAACGCGAAAAGCGCCAACGCCTCGAGCGCGAACTCGAAGAGTATCGCCGAAAGGTGGAAGCGGCTGAGAAGCCCCAACAGTTGATTGACCCGATTGCAGACCCGGACGGCTTCAACCGCCAACTGGAAACGCAACGGGCCAGGGACCGCTGGGAAATCATCACGTCCATCAGCCATGCCACGGCCTCGCGCCAGCATGGGGCTGAAAAGGTCAAGGCTGCGGAGGAATGGCTTGCAGGCGAACTGCAGTCCAATCCGCATCTCTGGACCACCGTCCAACGTCAGGTCGACCCTTATGACTTCGTGGTGCAGCAGCACCAGCGTTCCATGCGCTTGTCGAAGATTGGCGACGACGACCCTGAAGCCTGGGCACAGAAATGGGCCGAAGCGAATGGCTATGTCAAACCCCAGACACAAGCGGTGAACGCCGGGACATCTGCACCGTCCCCGCAATCGACACCGCTACCACGCCCTAGCTTGGCGTCTGCACCCAGTGCGGGCGGCAAAGGCCCCAACGTGCCCGTCGGGCCGGGGGAGGCGTTTAACGCGGTGTTCCGTTCATAAGGAACATCTGCCATGGCAGAGACACTTCTTTCGTCCGCTTTGGAAAAGCAAAAGTGGTCAAGCGAATATTTGGCTGAATATGTCCGGGAGAGCGGCTTCCTGCCTTACATGGGCCGCAAGTCTTCTTCCATCATCATGACCAAGTACGAACTTGCTTCGGAAAACGGCAAGACCATCAACATCCCGCTGGTGACGAAACTCACCGCTGCCGGTGTGCGTGGTTCGGGCGTTCTCGACGGCAAGGAAGAGCAGTTGGGGAATTTTAACTGCGGAATCAGCGTTGACTGGCTCAGGAACGCAGTGAAAGTCCCCAAAAGCACGCAGTACAAGACCGAAATCGACCTGCTGAATGCCGGTCGTGACATGCTCAAGCTGTGGTCTTCGGACACGCTGCGGGCTGACATGATTAAGTACATGGCAGGCCCGACGGTCACCACGTCTTCGGTTCCGGCGACGGATATCGTGGACAGCGACGGCAACGTCGTGGTGACGGGCGCGACGGCTGCGAACTACAATACGTGGTCGGCTGCCAACCAGGACCGTATCCTCTACGGGTCGGCCCTGTCGAACTACAGTGCAACGCATGCCACGGGTCTGGGTGCCGTTGACTCGACGAACGACAAGCTGACCGCTTCGGTGGTTTCGCTTGCCAAGCGCATGGCCAAGGCTGCAAGCCCTGCCATTCGTCCGTTCCGTCTGGAAGACGGGCGCGAATACTTCGTCATGTTCGCGGGCGCTCGCTCGTTCCGCGACCTGAAGAACGACAGCGTCATGATAAATGCCAACCGTGACGCGCGTGCGCGTGAAGGTGGCGGCATGAACTCAAACCCGCTGTTTCAGGACGGCGACCTCATTTATGACGGCGTCATCGTCCGTCAGATTGAGGAAATCTCGACGCTGATTACCACGTCGTCCACCTTCGTGGCGGCGGGGGCCAGCTCGATTTCGGTCGAGCCCAACTTCCTCTGTGGCCAGCAGGCCATGGCGGTTGCGTGGGGTCAGGAGCCAACGCCGATTACCGACACGACGGGCGACTACAAGTTCCGTCCTGGCGTTGCAATCGAGGAACTGCGGGGCATTTCCAAGCTGCACTTTGCGACGGGCGCAAGCTCGGCGTCGAAGCAGCACGGGATTGTGACCGTCTATACCTCGGGCACTGGCGATTAATTAGGAAAGGACTGAACCAATGGCTGCATATACTTCTAGGCAGTTCACCAACAACCCCAACGCGGGTGTTGGTGCTTATCCCGGCAACGTGATTGGCTTCGTTTTTGAACTCGCCGTCACGTCGGCGCTGACCGCTGCGGATACGTTCACTTTCGGCAAGGTGCCAAAGGGGTTCCGCATCCTCGGTGCAACGCTTGAAGCCACCGACATGGAAGCCGGTACCGGCGTCACCATTTCGGTGGGTGATAGCGGTTCGTCCACACGCCTGTTCAACGCCGCCACGGTGGCGCAGGCGGGAACTGCCAACTACACGGCGGCAGTTGCTGGCCTGCACTACCAGTACCCGGACGACACCATCGTCACGGGCGCAGCTGGTGGCACGGTGACCACGGGTGCGACGGGAACCGTCATCCTGTCACTGTATGGCGTCTATCAGGGACTGCCGTCCTAATCATGAAGGCACGGGGGCGGGCTTATGTCCGCCCCTGGCCGTTTTTGCGACGGAGAAACCATGCTTATCAGATTCACAGGCGGCACGCTGGACGTGGCCGACCTTCCCGACGAGACCACGGTTTACGGGATTAACTTCCCGCGCAACCAGTGGGTCAATGTCGATAATGCGCATGCCATTGGCAAGCTGAAGGCGCACCCGCTTTTCGAAGCCATGGACGAAGAGGCCGACACGGTCATGGTCGAGAACGTCTTCGACGCGCCCAAGCCCAAGCGCGGACGGCCCCGCAAGGTCGTGGCTGACGAGGCTGGCGAATGACAATCACGAACACAGACCTCTATCAGTTGGTCGGCGAGGAGCTGGGCCTGATTGGTCCGGGTCAGGCGTTGTCGGCAGACGACCGCGACCGCATTGAACGGCGGGCCGACAAGGTGCGGGCATGGCTGATTGAAGAGGGTCTGGTGTACTGGATTGACAGCGTTATTCCCGACGCGGCAGCGCTTCCTTACGCACAAGTGATTGCGGGCCAATGCGCGGAAATCTATGGGCGCGGGCCGGGCAGCGAAATTCCCTATGCCTTGGGCGATACGGGTTATCGCCTTCTCGAACGGCATGTCAGCCAGCGCAGCAGCAAAGAACCTGTCGTGACGGATTATTTCTAATGCCGCGCATTCGTGTCCCGTTTGGGCGAGCCTTCAATGTCGGTCGGTCGAAATCGGCTGGCATGACATCGCTTGTCAACATGTACGGCGAACCTGTCGAAGGCGAAGGGCGCACCGACTTTGTCTGCTATGGCACGCCGACGCGCAGCCTATTCGCCACCATTGGCGGGGGGCAAGTGCGGGGGCAAATCACGGCGGGCGACCAGCATTACGTGGTGGTCGGGACGACCCTGCACGCGGTGACCGGAAGTGGTTCAACCACGGCACTCGGTACCATTGAAGGCAGCCTGCCGGTCGACATGGCCTACAACGGCGCGCAGATTGATATCGTCGGCGAAATCAAATCCTACCAGTTTGACGTGCCGACCTTGGCCTTGAGTGAACATTCAGGGGGTGGGTTCGAACAGGCGTCAAGCTGCACGTCGATTGCCAGCTATTCGCTGATTGCGGTTGCGAACTCCGGGCGCTTTCGCTGGAAGCTTATCAACGACACGACGTTCCCGGCCAACAACTTCGCCACGGGTGAAGCGGAAAGCGACAATCTCGTCGCCATTCGTGCGGTTGCCAATGACGTGGCACTACTGGGCTCACGCTCCGTCGAATGGTGGGGGCCGACCGGCGACAGCGGGGCGAATGCCTTCGCCAAGACCGCAACGGCTGCGGCCAATATCGGCTGCGTTGCTCGTGACACGGCTGTTGTCGTTGATAGTGGTCTGACATGGGTGGGGCGTGACGGACGGGCGGGCGGGGTCAGCGTCTATCGCGCCGAAGGCTACGCGCCGCGCAAGATTAGCCCGCCGGAAGTGGACAACTATCTGGAACAGGTGTCCGACCTCTCGGCGCTCAGTGCCTTCACCTACCAGCAACGCGGGCATTTGTTTTATGTGCTGACGCTACCCAACGAATGGTCCTTTGCGTGGGACATATCGACCAACCTGTGGTCCTACCGGAAGTCAGGCACCTGGCCCATGGGGTCGGACGCAACGGGCGGCTGGGACGCGCGCAACCTGACCTTGAACGGCCAGCGCCAGGTGGTCGGCTCGAGCGACGGGAACCTTTATGAACTCCTGGCTGATAGCTATGCCGAAGGGGGCATGGGGCTGGTCAGGGAAGCCACCAGCCTGCAACTGCACCATGACGGCAGGCGTGCATTCATGTCACGTCTGGAACTTGATATCGAAGCCGGTGTGGGTTTGGTGACGGGGCAGGGGTCCAATCCTCAAGTGCTCGTGTGCTACTCGGACGACGGCGGGCGGACATGGTCTGACCCGCGCCCTGCGTCCATGGGGCCAGTGGGGCAAACAAAATGGCTTGCGGTCTGGTTTGGCTGCGGCAGCTATCGTCACCGCATTATTCGCTTTCGCGTGTCCGACCCGGTGAAGGCCGTGTTTCTCGGCGCGTGGGCAGACATTCAGGTAGGAACCAACTAATGCCGAACATGCTTTCAAAACTGGGCAACGGTCAGGGCGGTATCAACGTCAATGACATGCAGCGCCTCAAGGCCATGCAGAAGGAAGCGGAACTGGAAGCGTACTACCAGCAGCAGCGCGAAGCCGAACGCCAGGCGCTTATGGGGTCGCTTCCGCAAGGCGCGGCCCAGCCCCAGCCCGAAAGCATTCGTGATTACATTGCGCGCGCGCAGGGTGTCATGCCGAACACGCAACCCATGCCGCGCCCGCAATCGTCACCCTTCCAGAATTTCCTTGCATTGTTTGGGCGGGAGCGCGGGCAGGACCCCCGCGCGGCCATGGCCGGGAGGGCGGGCAACATGGCAATGAATAACCAGCGTATCATGCAGCGCATGGACGACGCCGCGCGCATGCGGGCCCGTCAACGCATGCTGGACGGATACTGAACTTATGGTGCGCCGCGTCAGGCCCAACGTGCCCGCAAAGCTGCACGGGGACGACCGGGAAGTCTTGGGCTTTCTTCAGGCCATTCTGGACTATGAGGAAAGCCTTATTCCGGTGGGCGGGTCTATCAAGTACGCAGGCACGCCCAATGCGCGCTTTCTGACGAAGACCGGGCAGACGGTCAGCAAGGCGGATTATCCCGACCTCTGGGACTACGCCCAGACCGACGCTGCCTATGTCACCACGGCCACGACCGTGACCATTCCCAATGACCCGGACTTTATCGTGAGGGTGCGGTGAAGCGACAGCGCATTGTCCAGCTATCGACCGACGCCACCTTTGCCAATGAAGTCCTGAACGACCCTGAAGTCCTGCCCTTGGTGGCCTTTGACGGCACCACGTCAATCGACCTGGCACCGCATGTGGGCGTGAATGGCAACGTATTGCTGACAACGCCGCACGGGGGCTTCCTGTTTATCCGGCAGGAACCCGGCGTTTATCAGTTGCATACGTTCTTCCGAAGGGAAGGGCGCGGGCGGCATGCGCTGCTTGCGGCCCATGACGCGGCGGACTTCATGTTCGTGCAGACGGACTGCCTTGAAATCCTGACGGTGGCCCCGGACGACAATCCCTTGGCTCATCCGCCCCGGCACATGGGCTTCGTGCAGGACTTCCGGCGGGACGACTTGTTCGTGCGCAAGGGCATTCGTATCGGGGCCAGCTTCCATGCGCTGCGGTATCCAGACTGGATAAGGCGCGCAACGTGGCTGGAAGATTTGGGCAAGTCGTTTCATGACCGGCTCGACGCACGCACGAAGCGCGATGACCCGCATGCCGACGACGCGGAGCATGACAAGCGGGTGGGCGCTTGCTGCGCCATGATAGGGGCGGGGCAAGTAGGCAAGGCATGCCTGCTTTACAATCGCTGGGCCATGTTTGCGGGCTACATGCCGATATTGATTGAAAGCCACGACCCGCTGATTTTGGACATGGGCGAAAGCCGCTTGAAGATTACAGACGACCGAACAGATTTTGAGGTGTTGCCATGCCAGTAGGTGCAATCGTAGGAAGTGCCGTAGTCGGCGCGGGTGCCAGTGTTTATTCTGGCAACAAGGCCGCCAGCGCGCAGAAGAAAGCCGCGCAGCAGTCGGCAGACATTCAGCGCCAGCAGTACGAACAGACACGCGCCGACCTTGCACCCTATCGTGACACGGGTGCTACCGCCTTGGGCCGCTATGGTGACCTGCTTGGCATGGGGGGGCCGGACGCCTATCAGGCAGCCCTTCAGGGCTACACGCAAAGCCCGTTCCTCGCCCGCATGGTACAGGACACGGTCGGCGCTGTAGACGCTTCGCGCGCCGCACGCGGTGGCCTGTTCTCGGGCGCGACCGCGCAGGAAATCGGCGACCGCACGGGCCAGCTTTATCTCGGCGACTTTAACAACTACCTCAGTCGCTTGGGTGGCATGGTGGATACGGGCCAGAACGCCGCCGCGCAGACGGGCAACTTCGGACAGAACGCCGCCGCTGGTCAGGCCAATGCCTATCAGGCTGCGGGCAATGCACGGGCGCAGGGCTACATCAACACGGGCAACAGTATCAACAACGCGCTCAGTCAGGGCGCGCAGTTGTACGGCGCTTATCAGGGCGGCATGTTCAACAAGCCGCCTGCCGCTGCTGGCTCGACGCCTTACATGTGGGGGATTTAATGGCAGAACTCGTGCAACCCAACATTGTCGGCAACTTCCTGAATGCCTATCAGTCTGGCCTTGAGCGCCAGGAGGCCCAGAAGGAAGCCGAACGCCAGCGCATGCGGCAGGACCGTTCGGACCAAATGTCGGAACAGCAGTTCCAGTGGCAAATGGACGACCGCCAACTGCAAGAGGCCATGCGGCGCAAGGAAACGCTCGCGCGTGCGGCCATGGCACTTAATACCCCTGAGAAGTGGGCCGCAGGGGCACCACAGGTTATGCGCGAATTGGGCATGGACGGCGAGGTTCCCGGCTTTGACCAGCGCGACCGCATTATCAGCGAGTCCATGACGATTGGCGACCAGCTAGAGCAGCAGTGGAAAGAGCGCGGCTACAAGCTGGACGAAAAGCGGACCATGGCGCAGGTAAGGGCGTCAAACGCAAACGCGGCGCAATCTTACGCGGCGGCGGCGGCAAGCAGGCGCGGTGGTGGCGCAAGTGGAATTGTCAGCAATGAACTAATCGACAATGAAGCAAAAGTTCGTGGCGAATACACTGGGCAGCTAAAGGACTTCGTCAGTGTGCGTGACGCCTTTGGTCGTGTCGCCGCCGCAGCCGAAGACCCAAGCGCAGCAGGCGACTTGGCGCTTATCTTTAACTACATGAAAATGCTTGACCCTGGGTCCGTTGTTCGTGAGCAAGAATTTGCAAACGCGCAGAATGCCGCTGGTGTCCCTGAGAGGGTGCGGGCTGCATACAACAATGCGTTGCGGGGCGAGCGACTGACAGATAACACGCGCGGTGACTTTCTTGACCGCGCTGGCCGACTGTTCTCAACGCAGTTGGATACTGCCAACAAAACGCGCGAGGTATACGGGTCACTTGCTGACCAATATGGCTTCTCCAGGGACCGGGTTACCCCTGACCTTTCGCTGGGTGTCACCACTGACATCATCAGGCCAAAGGCTGCACCTAAGTTTACGGGTAGCGGCTTGCTCGGCAACGGGTACCCGTCTGCACCCGCTGACCAGCAATCTATCGCTGACGCTATCGTGGGGATTAAAAGATAATGGCCGACGCCCGCACAGACGCCTACGCCAAATGGTTAGTGGAGAACCAAGACAAGAAGGACACGCCAGAGTTCAAAACCGTGGCAAGCGCTTACAGGCAGTTGCGGCAAGGTGGTGGGACGCAAACAGAAGACAGGCCGTCGCCTTTAATACGGTTTGGCGCTAATGTGTGGGAAGGGGCGGCTAGCGTGCCTGGCCTTCCCGTGGAAATCGCGGCACTAGCAAAGGGCATTCCGGTTGAGCAATCAAATTTTGCAGGGTGGGGAGCAAAGGGTTGGTCAGACTTTGCAAACCGAAACATCCCCGGCGGGTTGCCATCAAGAAAGCTGCCCCCGGCCCAAGGTGACGTTGAAAGATTTGCCGACAAAGGCGGTCAGTTCTTCGGGAGTGGCGCAGTCTTTGGCCCGTCGGCCATGGTTTCTACGGGCACGTCGCTTATTGGGTCCGAAGTTGGCCGCGTTGCCGACCAAGTTGCTCCTGAACTCACTGGCGGTTATGGAGAAGCTGTTGGGGCTGTCGTCGGCGGGGTCGCCCCGTCAGCTTACAGGGGGCAAGTCACATCGCCAACCCGCGCAGCCCCCAGCGCAAAAGAACTTAAAGACACTGCCAGGGCCTTCTACGACCAAGCAGATAACGCGCAAGTCGTAATCAATCAGTCAGGCGTCACCCGCATTGCGCGCCGCATTCGTGGTGACCTTGGGCGAATGGCTTATCGGCCTGCCTTGCAGCCAAAGATTGGCACGCTTTTGGACGAAATCGACACGTCCATGCAGGCAGGAAATGTCACGCTGCAAGACCTTGACGGTATTCGTCGCGTTGCCCGAAACATAATGACCGGGACTGCCGACGCAACTGAGCGCCGCATGGCAGAGATTGCCATCGACCACATTGACGAAGTGATTGATTCACTGACACCAGCCGAAGTTGTAGCTGGTGACGCCCAGGGTGCTGCGGAAGCTCTCAGGGCCGCGCGCGATGCGTGGAAGCGGGCTTCGAAAGCGGAAGTGATTGATGACGCAGTTGCGCGAGCGGAAAACCGTGCGTCAAGCACAGGGACGGGAGGTAATACGGAAAATGCCGTTCGCCAAAACCTTCGCGCCATTCTTGATAGCCCAAAGAAGCGCCGCCAGTTCTCGCGCGAAGAACTGAAGTTGATTCAGGACGTTGTAAAGGGAGGGCCAGTGCAGAATGTCATGCGCCTGATTGGGACGATGTCGCCTGACAAGGGCTTTTTCCCACTGGTTGCCACGTTGGGGGCAACAGCCATGAACCCGTCAATGGCAATTCTTCCGGCTGCGGGAATGGCTGGCCGCGCCGTTTCTGAAGCCATGAACGCGCGCAATGTACAAAGGCTGTCGGAGTCCATTCGGGCAGGAGGGGCGGCGCAGCAACTGACTGCTTCGCAGCGGTCTGCCCAGATTGTGCAGGAACTTGCAAGGCGAGCCAAGTTGATGGCGGAGCCGGGGGCTGTGGCGACGGTTGGCCCAGCAAATCAGGCGCAACTTCAAAAGCAATAATTCCAAGGAAAGAACATGGCTCAACTCTTCTGGCTTTCCGGCCAACAGCTTTCTGACGGCAACGGCGCTCCGCATATTGCCGCAAAAGCCTATTTCTATGAAACAGGAACAACCACCCCGAAGGCGACTTATTCCGACGCAGGATTGACTAGCGTCAATGCAAACCCTGTGGTTGCAGACGCGAACGGGCGCTTCGGGGACATTTACCTCGTCGCCGGGAGGTATCGTGTAGTTTTGACCACCAGCGCCGACGTGGCGATTGACACGCTAGACCCGGTGGACGGGACAAGCCAGATTATCAGCGTGGCCAGTGCGCCTGCGACCGCCTATCCGTTCCTGCGCTATCACAACACGACGGACGGGAATGTCTACCGCCGCAATGCAGCCAACAGCGCCTGGATTCTTGAAGGCGGGGTGGACAGCCTTATCAATGCTGCCAATGTGTCTGAAGTCCTGACGGGCACCGACGCGACCAAGGCGGTGACGCCGGACGCGCTTGCGGGTCTTTGGCAACGGGGGACTGACATTGCGTCGGCCAGCACGCTTTCGCTCCCGGCGACGGGGGGCGGGGTGTTTACGGTCACGGGCACGACCACGGTCACGGGTATATCGACAGGCTCGGGCGGGCGGCGCGTATCGTTGCGCTTTGCCGGGGCGCTGCAACTGACACACAACGGCACCAGTTTCATTCTGCCGGGTGGGGTCAATATCACGACCGTGGCGGGCGACGTGGCGGACTTCATTAACGACGCGGCGCAGGACGCGACCGGGTCGAACTGGCGGTGCGTGAACTACCAGCGGGCTTCCGGTTCGCCCGTCAACAACGCGGACTTCATTGCAACGCAAGCGGACATGGAAGCCGCTTCGTCCACCACGGCACTGGTAACAGCAGGCCGCGCAAGGTTCCACCCCGGTGCTTCCAAGGCATGGGTTTCGTTTGTGGCGCGTGGAACTGACGGCGCTTGCACGATAAGCAGCAGTCATAATGTTACTGGCGTCTCACGTTCTGGGGCCGGAACTTACATCGTGACCTTCACAAATGCCATGTCCAGCACAACCTACGTTGCCGTAGGTACGGTGCAGACGACGATAGGCAGCAACATCCTTGTCACTTGCAATTCGCTGGCGACGACAACGTGCAACATTTTGTGCCAATCGGCCAGCGCAGGCAGTGCCCAAGACGTTGGAACGGTGCATGCAATCTTCATGGGCGACCAGTGACCCATGCTCAACACCCGAAGCCTCACCGCGCTGAAAGGCGTGCATGGTGACCTTGTGCGCGTGGTCAAGCGCGCCGCTGAACTTAGCCCCACGCCGTTCATTATCACCGAAGGCTTGCGCACGGTCGAACGCCAGAAAGAACTGGTCGCCAAGGGCGCGTCGAAGACCATGAACTCGCGCCACCTGACAGGCCACGCCATTGACTTCGTGCCTGTCGTCGGTGGGCAAATCACATGGAAGTGGCCTGCGTTCAAGCCGGTGGCGGACGCGTTCAAGAAGGCCGCGCAGGAACTCAAGGTGCCCATCGTCTGGGGCGGCGATTGGCGGACCTTCAAGGACGGGCCTCATATCGAACTCGACAGGAAATCCTACCCATGACCACGATTGCAGAGCTTCACCAGGACGTTGGAAAGCTGCAGGGCCAGGTTCTTGGCCTGACCAATGAAGTCACCATGCTGCGGGCAGAAGTGCAGACGCTGACCAGCATGCGGCACGAGCTTCGCGGCGCACGCTACGCGATTGTCCTTGGATATTCCGTGATTGCCGCTGTCGCGGGATTGCTAGCTTACTTTGGCATCAAGTGGACGGCAACCTGACATGCCGACACCCAGTCTGAATCCTGAAGTGTGGCTGGCCAGAAAAGCAAAAATCGAAGAGGCATTGAAGGCAGGATACGTTCCGGCTGGACAAGCGGGAGGCCACGGCAAAAATGGTGCCATTCAGGCCGCTGCCAAGGCGCTGAACATTTCGCACACGACGCTACACAACACCATTGCCCGCGCACAGCAGCTCAAATATGAACCAGTAAACTGGAAACTGTATAAAGGCCCGGCGAACGCCGAAGTGCAGCCCGCGCCGCCTGACATCGTTCGTACCCGCAACCAGGTGCACGACTTACGCAAGCAACTGAACGACGCGCTGAAGAAACTCGGCGACCTTGAAGACATCCGCAAGTCGGTGTTTGGCCTGGCACCTGACCGGCTTGCAATTCCGAATTGGCAATCCCAAAAAGCAAAGGGCAAGAGCCGCCCCGAAATCGCCACGCTGTTCACCAGCGACTTTCAGGTTGGCGAAGTCATTCGGGCGGAAGAGTTGGAGTATCCCAACGACTACAGCCCGGCGGTGTTTTCCGAACGCTATCGGCGGCTGATAAGCACTGCCATCAAGCTTCTGCAGCGCGAAAGCCCTGACATGAATTATCCGGGCTTTATCTATTTGCGTGGTGGCGACGCCATCAGCGGCAACATACACGCGGACTTGGCGGAAACGCAAAATCTGACCAGCGTGGAACAGACGCAGTTGGTCGCTGAAGAAGAAATCAAGGGGCTTGAGGAATTGCTGAAGGCGGTTCCGAAGGTGACAGTCTATTCCGTACCCGGCAATCACGACCGCACCACACCCAAGCCACGGGCCAAGCGGTTTGTGGCTTTGACCTATGACCAGCTGGCCATCTGGACGATTGAAAAGTATTTCAGTGCCAAGGGCGAGAAGCGCATCAGCTTCGTGACCCCGCCCAGTGGTGACGCCTATTATAGCCTGTTCGATACTCATTACCTTCTGACGCATGGCGACCGGATTGGCAGCCGTGGGGGCCAAGGCTTCGTCGGCCCTGCAGCCACCATCGCGCGCGGCATCCAGAAGGTTCGGCAGCAATTCGCGCGCATGGGCAAGCCCATCAACTTCGTCCTGACCGGGCACTTCCATGTTGCCATGGATTTGCCAAACGGCATTGCCAACGGGTGCCTCGCAGGGTTCTCCGAATACGCAAAGTCGGAACTCAGGGCGGAGCCAGAGCCGCCGACGCAAACAATGTTCTGGACCCATCCCAAATGGGGATTGACCACCATTCGGAGGATTCGCGTTGACCACGACTGAAGAAACCGCACAGACGGTCACGGTTGTTGTTGAACCGTTGCCATTCTTCTTTGGCGACCAATCCACCGGCAGCCTGTGGATATGGATATTCCAAACCGTCATGCAGCATTCAGAAACACCGCTTACACCCAAGACGCTTGACTTCGTGGACCAAGCCTTTGAGCGGGCGCTGGACCGTCTTGAAGGCAAGCGGGTGCAGAAGCTCGAGGTGGTGAAATGACCCTGCCGCATAGGCGCTTTTGTGTTACCAACCAGATTGGCCCCTTTGCCGTGTCAGTTGGATTTACGCAGGACGTACATGGCGAGTGGATAGTGCCGTGCGAAGTGTTTATTGCCGCGCGGGGCAAGTCGGGCACGGAGCTGGAAAGCCACCTTTATGAAATTGGCGTCACTGCGTCGAAACTAATGCAGGGCGAGACGTGACATGGACAGGCGGTTCGCGGAAATCGCGCGCCGCTACACGCCCGCCTTCATCAAGGTGCGTTTCAAGCGCCGGAAGAATGGCAAGCTGGTCCTCAAGCCTGCGCATGCCTGCCTGCAGCGCGAGGAAATGCTGGTCCCGCGTCCGGTGACGCTGGAAGCCCTTGTCTACTATCTGCACGAATGCGCGCATTTCCACTTGCGCCACTTCGACCCCGAAGAGGCCCGCACGTCTAAACTGGCGGCGCTTTATGCCGGGGCGGCAGCGCCTACAGAGGCCCAACAGGAATACGAAGCCGAACAGTGGACGCTGGCCACGCTAAGGCGCGAGGGCATTCCGGTCCCGGCTCATGTGATTGAAGACATGCGGTCTTACGTCAAGCAATGCCTGGTCGCCGATGGCGGCAAGGTCGTCCCGCGCCGTGTGCGCAAGTTTATAAGGTGAAAGGATAAGCCGTGAACATGAAACTTGTCATTGAGATTGTCATTGGTGCACTGAACTTCTTTCCGGGCTACAAGACGCGCGTTGCGGCCATTGCGTCTGTCATCAGCGCCTTGGTTGTTGCTGCCAGTGCGGCCCTGTCGGCGTTCGGTGCGGGCTTCACCATTCCCTACCTGAACGAAGTGAATGCCCTGCTGATTGCGCTGACAGCGGTGGGTGCAGCGAACCAGCCCAACAACGTGCCGAAGCCGTGACCTATCTTCGGCTCGGCCTCTGGGCCGCGTTCGTTGCGGGGCTTGTCTACGCAGGCTGGGTGGCCAATGGCTGGCGATTGAAAGCCGCCACGGCTGAAGGCTATCGGCTTGAACTGCGCAACGAACTAGAACGCCGGGTCGCTGCCGACGTGGCCCGGCTGAAGGCGCAGCGTGAACTGGCAACAGCGCAGGCGCGCGTGGTCGAAAAAGTCAAAATCGTCAAACAGACTGTCACGAAATATGTCCCGCAGAATAACCCTGAGTGTGACCTTAATGACGTTGTCGCTGGCCAGTTGCAGCGCCTTCGGGAAGGGGCCGACATGCCCCCAGCCCCCGGCGGAACTGCTGCTGCCAGCGAAGCCGCTGGGGACTAAAGGCGAAGCCCCGGCGGTCACGCAAGGCGAAGTGCTGGGGCAATATGTCGAAGATATCGGGCGCTTTGAAGAACTGCGCCTGAAGCACAACGCATTGGCGGATTGGCATATCAAGGAATGCGCGCATGGCGGATAATGCTTTGGCCAAACAAGTCGGCAAGAAAATGCCCGAACGCCGCAAGACGCGGCTTGAACAGATAGCCGACGAAATCCAAGCCTATGGCGGGCGGGTGCGGGACGACTTCATGGCCGGGGCCGAACGCAGCGCGCAGGGCTTGGGCGATATTGTCGAACGCGGCGACGTGCTGACGGGCATTCCCCGCTTGGCCTTGGGTGGGACAAGCTGGATGGGCGCACCTGTCAGCGCCGCGCTTAGTCCGGTGCTAGGCCCAATCCTTCAGCCCGTGGGCGAAGCGGTCAACACCTATGTCGGCCAGCCCGTGGAAGACCTGACGGGATACCCTGCGGACATTACCAATGACCTTGCCATGACGGGATTGACGTTGGGGGCGGTGAAGGGCTTGGGCGTGACACGTCCTTACCTTGCAAGGGCAGCAGACCAGGTGGAAGGCATGGCGAATAGGGCGGGGTATACGCTCAGGAAGCCTGCCAATGTGTATGGTTCAGGGCCGACATTGACGCCGCTAGTGGACGAGGCGGGTGGAGGTATTCAAGCAAAAGTTACGCGATTGACGGGCGCAGACACAAAGCGACTGTCTGCCATCGAGCAGCAGATTGCGGATTTGACGCCGCAAGCGGAGCCACTTCGCAAGGCTTATCAGCAAGCACTTGACGCGCACGCCGCCGCACGTCCAGACGGTGTGCCGCGCGCCGCTTGGCGTTCTCAATTCCAGGCACCGGAAAACTTGGCTCCATACGAGCTAGTGCGGCAAAAACTCGCCACACTCAATGAGGAGCGCAGCAAGTTGGCGGCACGCATGACAAGGCGCGAAACTATGGCTCCCATTCGTGCCGCCGCAGAACTTTATGCCGACAAAGTTTCGAACATGCACAAGAACACGGATTTGAATTTCAAGGCCATGAGTGTGACCGATTACAATTCTGCCCCGTCTGTAAAAGTCTATAAGTCACCGAATTGGAATGGCAGGCAGTCAAGCGAGTATAAGGTAATAATGGTCGATGGTCGCCCGGCCTATGCGCGGAAATCAAATCACTGGGGCACTTTCTCCACGAACGTCAGCAATCCAGACGAAGCGGCGGCAATTCTTGGGATAACGCGCGAGCAAGCTGAGCAAATCGCACTGAACGACCCGTTTGGCAGGATAACAAAGAAGGGCCACGCTTGGCGACTTGAGGGGGGAAACGAAGGCGCAAACAACAGCCAAGCCGGTTACGTCTTCCTTGACGAGTGACGCATTCAGTTTATCTGCCGCGCCTTCATTGCCGACCGGCTGGCCTCGGTACTGCCCCGCGCCACGATTGATATCTGTGCCTCTGGCCCCAGCATTTCCCACGCTCGCCTGAACGCCGCCAGTTGCGCCCCGACGCAGGGCCAGCCAAGGGCTTGGGCTTCGGCGTTGTCATTGGCAAGGCTCAATTCGATTTCATGACCGCCTGCAACCGCTTTCTTGGCTTGCTTTGCCACCTCGCGCGCGGCTGTATCTTGAGCGACGGCCAAGGCGTGCAGGGCCGTCCAGACACCTTCAGGGACAGCATTGCGACCGCTGCCCCAGCTTTTGACGGTATCCGGGCGCACGGACAAAAAGGCTGCGGCCTCGGACTGTGATAGTCCAAGGCCCGCAATGATTGACGCGAACAGCGTTTTCAAACGGCGCTCCAGCCGCAATCAGGGTCAAGCCGATAGCTTTTGAAGCCAAGCGGCTTCTTGATAAGAATGCGCCCAACCCCCGTGCAGTTGCCGCGTGACAAGTAAGCGTTTTCGGCAAGCACGCGTGCCCTAAATTTTGAGGCAGGGGCAAGACCAGCCTCCGTCATGCGCTCAACTATCCACTCGCGGCTTACAGCGCCAATGCGGCTTTCGCCGCCGCGCTTGGAAATTCCGACGACAACAGGCTTCACACACAGGTTGTATTCAGCCGCTGTGTGCAAGCGGCCCTTTGAGTTCATTTCAAAGGGGGTTTTCATGTTAGGTCTCCACCTCTTGCGGGGGGCCAATCCCCCCGCGCTGAAGTCAATGTATACACTGTAAGTGTATCTTTCAAGGGTCACCCCCACGTCAGCCACTGATTAATCAGCGACACGGTTGCGCTTTGAGGCCGCAAGCAGTTTTTGCAGCAGGGCAATGCGGGCGCGCACTAGGGCGTGCAACTCGTCCTGCAAGCCTTCCGGGGGTTCGTGCGTTCCCGCCACCCAGCGGCGCATGGTGCGGTCGCTGACGCCCAAGTCACGGGCCAGCGCGGATTGAAAAAGAGGCCCGTAAAGGGCCTCTCCCACTTTTATCAGGTCGCCTCGCATTATTGCTCCAAGGCTTCCGCCAGTATCTTGTCGATAGTGGCCGTCTCGCTTTCGGTCAGGTCGCGCTCCAAGGTCTGAAGCCAGCCAGACGTGCCCAGCTTGCCGATATGCGTGAGAAGACGGACTGTCCCAACACGACGGGCCTCCGCTTCGGTCATGGCGGCGGCAATTGCCGTGCCTGTTTCGTCGCGGTCTACAACGTAAGTGACGTATGCCATTTAGGGCTAGTCTCCGTCGACTGAGAGCACAAGGCAGGCCGCTCCGTCCTTCCAGAAACGGTCGTAAATCATCCAGGAGTCCAAATCATCTGGGCGACCAATTTCAGGACCAAACTTGCTGTCAGAGTAGTGCCCTGCGTGCGGCCATGACGCTTTCAGAACACGCCTGTGACCGTCAACAGTAGCGTCGTGATATGTAATCATTTTGGCCTCCTAGCCAATCAACGCGGGCCTGATTGCCCTGCGCCATGTCCTACACATAGGTCATGTCATTGCGCATTACAAGCTCTTTCGTCACCCCCACGTCAGCCATTGATTAATCAGCGACACCGTCGCCCCAAAGCTAGAAATGGCCATGGCGCACAGAAAGCACCAGAAGACAAAGAACGGCCAGACGCTGGCGCAGGCGTGGTCCAGGCGCTCCTCGCGGGTTCTCGCCCAGCCCTGCGGCGGGCGCTTCAAGACCCGGCGGCTCATGGCGTGCCCACCGCAATGAACACCGTGACCAGAATGGCCAAGGCAGCGGCAAGGTCAAAGACGAATACGGTGACAATCACAATGCCGCGTGCTACGCGGCCAATAGCCTGACGCATGGTTACCTCATGTGTGGGTTAGGGCCGGGTTCGGTGTTGGTAGCACCGGCTCGGCCCGCTTCGTTTGAAGCCCTGTCACCCTACATTCCAGACGTGAACGAATCGGAAAACTTGTTCGGGACTATTTCGGGACTCCTATGCAGGTCGTGTCCTGTTCGTTCTCGTTTTTGCAAGTTTGCGTCTTGTGTGCATGTTCCAAAAAGCCTAAGAACTGCGCCATTCCAGCCGTCGGGGCGTAGCGCAGTCTGGTAGCGCATCTGGTTTGGGAGCAAGAAGTTGCTGACCCGTTAAGCCTTGTTTTTCATAGGCTTGGTGACCACCGGCTTAATTCCTTCGGGACTATTCCGGGACACAACAGCAGCCATCGCAGCCCGAACGTCGTCAATCATCGCGTGGGCATAGCGGGCCGTGGTGGCGATATCCCGGTGGCCCAGAAGGTTCTGAACCACCTTCAGGTTCTGGCTGGCCCTGAGCGTCCGTGTGGCGGCGGTGTGGCGCAAGTCGTGAAACCGGAAGTCGCTTATCCCTGCCTGCGTCAAGGCCCGTTCCCAAGCCCTTCGCCAGCCCGTCTGGGTGAAGGGGTGCCGTTGCCCTTTCCGCCTTCCCTGCCGACCCCTGACCACTTCGTAGGTGAAGACCCGTTCCTTGTGGTTTCCCCGTTCGGCTGACAGCAGGGCGACCAGTTCGGGAATAAGGGGTACGAAGTGAACCTCGCCCCCTGGCTTCTTGGACTTGACCAGTAGGCGAATGACGCCCGCGTCAAAGTCCACCTGACCCCATGTCAGTTCGATTGCGTTCCTGAGCCTTACCCCCGTTATCAGGGCAAAGCGAACCAATGGGTGCAAATCCTGCCGCAAGGCTTCGAACAGCCTTTGCTCTTCCCCCGCCGTCAATTCCCGCACGCGCCCTTGCGGCTCGCGCAGCATGAAGTCCGTCCAGTTTATGGTGGGGCAGTCGGCCTGCCAGACCTTCTCGGCCCTGCGCATCATGCGGCGCAGGACTTCCAGCTCGCGGTTCACCGAAGCGTCGGAAACTTTCGCCCGCCTCTTGGCGATATAGACCGCCAACATGGGGCCGTCGATATCGTGCAGCGGCGTTTGAAGTCCAAGCCCCGTGCATAGGTTGGCAAGCTGGTATTCGGTGGTTTTCGAACTGGGCTGAAACTTGGCGACTTCGGAGAAATAGCGTTCGGCGGCTTTGTCCAGTGTCAGGCTTGGTTTTCGTCGGCTTGCGCCTTCGGCTGCGTCGAGGCGGAGGCGGGCTTCGACGGCTTCCGCCGCGCGGCGAGACGTTGTGCCCGTGCTGCCATGAAGCCGCCGACCGTTGACAACGAAGTCAAAGTGCCAGTACGGCGAATTTTTGGGGCGATAGACGGACATTGCCTGCGGGCCTCAATGAAAGCGTCGATGTCGGCTTGCGTGAATTTCCGGGTGCGCTTGCCGATAAGAACATAGCGAATGTCCCCGGCATTGACATGGGCCACAAGCGTGCGCGTGGATATGCCTAGCATTTCCGCCGTTTCTTCCATGTCAAACAGGATACGCGCGGGCCTGACGGTCATACCCTTCGTTCCTTCCTCAAGTGCCCGTCACGAATAGCCCCTGCCGTGCTGGGTGCTACCCCATAGCGCGCGGCAACCGACGCCAACGCCTCGCCCGCGTCCAGGTCACGGCGCATATCGGCGACCTGTTCGTCGGTTAGCTTCCGGTGCGGACGGACAATTCCAGTGCCGCGACAGTTGGGGCAGGGGTGCGCTGTCATGGCTCTTCGTCCTTCCTGTCCAGTTCCCGCCGCAGCCCCTTAATCGTGGCTTCTCTGTCTGCCAGCAAAGCCAGAAGGGCAGCTATCAGGCGTTCAAGACGTGAAGGGTCGGTGGGGTTGGTCATGGCTCTTCACCGTTCCGCGCGGCGTCGGCCATTTTCTCAATCTCACCAGCCAATTCGACGTAAGCAATGTAACTGCCGCGACCCTCGAACGTCCCCGCCCTGACGGCGATAGCCTTGAGCGCCGCACGCAGCCGCGCCTCGCGGGCTTCTGCTGCGCCCAACAATTTGTTCAGTAGTTGTGCGAGCGTGGTTGCGGCGGCGACTTCGTGACGCAGCTTCTCAACCTCACCCTCAAGGGCTTCAATGCGGTCGGCGGCGGGTGAAGATCGCTCTATGGCTTCCGGCTTTGCAGCCGTATCCGCACCCGCCGCCTTGTCCACGCCATCGCTGGCGAGGATTTCGTTAAACTTTTGCAGGATAATCGCCCGCACGATTGTGTTACTGGCGCTCACCTTCCGTTTCGGGGGGAGCATCTCATCCCGCAGCGCCTCAACAACGGCGCGGATACCTGCGCGGTGCATCGCACGCTTCATTTCAGGGGTTGGAAACTCCAGACGCGCCCGGTTCTCGTAAGCATCGTCATAAATCCGGCCAAGGTCATAAAGTGTCATGTGCTTCGTTTCGGTCATGACATTCGGGCCTCGTACCTATGGTCCGCGCGGTCTTGCGTGGCTTCCCAATGGCGCATGCGGAGAAACTCGACTTCGACCTTCGCCTGATTTGCCAACGTCCTGGCGCGCACCATTTTCTTGATATAGTCCGACCAGAAGTCGCTGGCCTTTACTTGCAGTTCTGCTTTGCTGACGGCCATGTCCCCCAGTGCCGTCATGCGCTGGCTTAGGACGGCACTCTTGCCTTCCTCAAGCATGCGCGCGGCAGCATCCAAGTCCGCCCACTTCATGGCGGCTTCGCGGTAAAGTTCAGACTGGGGGCGCTTGTTCGTGTTCATTCAGCCGCCACCCTGACCAGCGCCTTGCGCTGTTCTGCCAAAGCGCCCGCAATCATTTTGGCTTCGTCGGCATAGCTTTCCTTCAGCCTCGCCAGCTTGGGTGCGTTCTCCGCATACCAATCGTCCAGTGCGGTTTCGGTCTTCAGTGAACCAATGGCCTTAATGCTTTCGGTGACAAACGCGCGCGCGGCCTGACTGCGGTCGGGCTGGCGGCTGTTGTCTGCCGGCTTGCCAGCCGGCTTGTCGTCATCTTCGTCCGCGTCGACACCTGTCGGAATCTGGAATAAGCCAAGAATGAAATACTTGCGGGCTGCTGTGTGGCACTTGTTCAAACACTTGTCGTCAAAGCCGCCTTTGGTGTTGCGCATGCTGGCGAGGCCCGTGATGCGATACGGTCCCGCTGTTGCCCCGCCGCTTGACAGGAAAAAGTCATAGTTCGCAGCGACTAAATCCCTGTCACCTATGACGTTGTAGGACACTTCCGACTGCACAATCGCCAGGCCGCACTTCACAAGCGCGGGCTGCACCTTCTCCAGCACGTTCTCAATGCTGGCGTATTTGTAACCGTAAAACTTGTTCTCACCCGTTTTTTGCACGTAGCCCACTTCCTGCATGACGCTCAACACGGCGTCTGAAATTTCCTTTGGCATTGTCATTTGTTTGTCCTCCGAACTTCCCCGTTAAACTTCCGCCAGCCGCTGAACTTGCGGCCTTTAAGTTTGCTTTGCGGGCGGTCCATTTCGCCCGACACAATCTTTTCGTGCAGTTCGCGCGCCACTTTCAGGCGCTTGGATTTGGAATTGCGTTGGTGTTCGAACGCCGACTTTTCCCGGTGACACCATACACAAATCACCGCTAAATTGCTTGCTTCGTGGGTGCCGGAATCCACAAGCGCCTGAATATGGTCGAAGTGGAACTGGTCCCACGGACAGACGCGCTTGCAGATATAGCAAGCCGCCTGAACCTGGCCCGCCTTCAGGGCTTCCAGCTTCATACTGGCGCTGATTGCGGGGCGCTTCATGACCGCGCCTCGCGGATTGACAGGTTGCCGTTTGCCGCGCGCTTAATGACAACCCCGTGGCCCGATGCTTCTGCGGCATCGTCCTGCACCAAGGCTTTCAGTTCCTTCGCCGCGCCCGCATTTATCTTCGCGGGCTTGTTGGTCGATAGCCAAGCGTCGGCCCATGACGCCCACTCATTGT